CATGCGCGTGAGTTTATGGAAGATCATAAATGGTACGATGCATCAGGTGATGACGAAGATTCTGCGGTAGTTTTAGCTATTGATAAACGATTGGCAAAAGAAGGTCTTGATTCGCGCACTGAAGAACACTGGGACGAATTGCGCACTCGGATTGAAAAAAGATTACCACATAAATTTGGCAGACAAGCAGGACGCACACCGCGTGGCGGTCCTAGCGTTGGATCTGGTCGTGAGCATGCACCAACATCAACGCGCAAAGAGATTTACATCAGTCCAGAAAGAAAGCAGGCGTTAATGGAAGCTGGCGTTTGGGACGATGCGACATTAAGAAATAAATATGTCAAGCGTTACGCTGAGTACGATAGAAAGAATAAAAATTGATTTTTAAAAATTTTTTACTATATAATTTACACAACCGCTGAAAGGAGCGAGTCATATGACAACAACAGACGAACGCATTAGATCAAACAAACCCGCTGGAAACGATATTCGGACAAGTCGCACGATGAAAGATCGAGCCATAGAAGAAAATCGAGAAGTCACAGACGATGAGCGAGTAGAAATGTTCCGTCAACAATTTTTTAATTCGTCTTTACCGGATTTACCCAGTATCGATGGCTGGCACACTTGCTGGCTAACAACGACGAATCCAAGAGATTCAATCCACACGCGCATGCGTTTAGGTTATGAAGCAATTAAGCCAGAAGATATTCCTGGCTGGGAATATGCCACACTTAAAACAGGCGACTGGACAGGATTTATTGGTGTGAATGAGATGCTTGCATTCAAATTGCCAAACTCATTGTACTTTAAGTATATGAAAGAAGCTCATCACGATGCGCCACTCCGCGAAGAAGAAAAACTTACGGACACCGCAGAGTTTTTAGAGCAAACCGCAAAAGCATCAAAATCACGTTTGTCTATTGGTGAAGGTAATTTGGAGTTAGGCGATGATAGAGAGGCTCTTTTTGACCTCTAACCAATCTAATTTCTAGGAGCTATTATGTCTACAACAAGCGCACCTTATGGCTTTAGACCTGCTTTCCACAACAGTGGTCAGATGCGTCCAAAAGCCTATACAATCGCAAGCACTTACGCTGCGTCTATTTACTCTGGTGATCCAGTTAAATTAGTCACCGCTGGTACAATTCAACTTGGTACTTCTGACGGCACACGCACAGGAACTACTGACGGCATTTCATTACTTGGTATTTTTGCTGGTGTTGAATATTATGATTCAACTGGTAAACCAACCATTGCTCCATTTTGGACTGGTGGTACTACTGGCACACAAATTGTTGCTTGGGTTTATGATGATCCAGAAACCATTTATGATGTTCAATTTGCAAACCCAGGAACAGCAGGTACTGATTCAGTACAAACTGCTGTGGGTGCAGAATGCGACTGGCGACCAACAGCAGGTGGTTCAACTGCAACAGGTATCAGCGCAACTTATTTAGCGGCAGAGTCAGCTACATCCGGCCAATTCCAAATCACCGGTTATGCTTATCTTGTTACCGATTCACCAACTGATGCATTTGTAAACATGAGCGTTCGCTTGAACGAATCACAATACAAAGCATCTGTTAACACAGTAAGCTAAAGGAGATTATAAATGGCTACTCCTATGAGAAGTACGGACTTTAGATCCGTAGTAGAACCAATCCTAAATGAAGTATTTGATGGTGTTTACGATCAACGTGCTGATGAATGGAAACAGGTTTTCACCGAGCAAAAAGGTATTGCGCGTAACTATCACGAAGAACCAGTTCTTTATGGATTTGGCGCAGCACCTGAATTACCTGATGGTATGGCTGTTACTTATCAATCAGGTGGTGTGTTGTTCTTACAACGTTACTTGTACAAAGTTTACGGTCTTGCGTTTGCATTAACCAAAGTATTGGTTGAAGACGGTGATCATATCCGTATTGGTCAAACATACGCTAAACACTTGGCGCAATCTTTGGTTGAAACAAAAGAAACATTAGCGGCTAACATTTTGAACCGTGCTTTCAACGGCTCATATACTGGTGGTGATGGCGTATCTTTGATTGCAACAAACCATCCAATTGTTTCTGGTACATTCAGCAATCAGTTAACTACTGCCGCTGCATTATCACAAACATCATTAGAACAGTTGTTAATTCAAATCCGCAACGCTGTTGACAACAACGGCAAACGTATTCGCTTAACACCAAAACAAATCGTTACCGGTCCAAGCAACGTATTCCAAGCTGAAGTGTTATTGAAATCAGTTTTGCGTGCTGGTACTGCTGACAACGACATCAACCCTGTTAAATCTTTAGGTTTACTAGGTGACGGTCAAGCTAACTTCTACAACTGCATGGTGGATTCAAACTGATGCACCTGAAGGTTTGAAACTGTTAATGCGTCGCCCATTAGAGAAATCTATGGAAGGTGACTTTGAAACAGACTCAATGCGCTACAAAGCGACAGAGAGATACACGCTCGGATGGACTGATCCAAGAGGAATTTTTGGGACGTCTGGCGTTTGATCCCTTATAAATCAAACACTTAAGTTAAAAATGAGAACCCGCAAAAGCGGGTTTTCTTTTGCTTATTGATACAGTGTTCCTTCTGTAGTATTATAACAATACATTTAACAGGAGGCATTATGAAAAACGTAATTTACAAAATTAGAAATATTTTAAACAATCATTATTATATTGGTAGCACGGTTGATTCAAGAAAACGGTTTTGGGAGCATAGAAAGCATTTAAGAAATGGAACTCATGACTGTATTCATTTGCAACGTGCGTGGAACAAGTATGGCGAAGATTGTTTTAAGTTTGAAATAGTCGAGCAATTAAATGATCGCAGTGAATTATATCCAGCAGAACAAAAATGGTTAGATAACCATTTTAAACAAAGTTATTTTTATAATGTGTCGCCTAATGCAGACTCCCCTATGCGAAATGCCACACCAGAAATGCGTGCGCATTTATCTGAAAAATCTAAAGCATGGTTTAAGAATAACAATCATCCAAGAAAAGGATACAAGTTTACAAAAGAAGAAATACAACGAAGCTCCGAATATCACAAAGGCGTATGCGCTGGTGAAAAACACTATCGCTACGGTAAAGCAGTATCAGAGGAAACGCGCAAAAAAATAGGTGACACGCAACGTGGAAAGCCAAAAGGCAAAGGAAGAAAAGTATCACCAGAAGGCATGGCTAAAATAAGAGCAGCATCGAAGGCTGGCCACTACAGTCATTGGCAAGGGAAAACACACACACAAGAAAGCAAAGAAAAAATGTCAAAAAAAGTAATTTGCGTAAACGACAATATTATTTTTTCTAGTCTTACAAAAACGCTTGAACATTATCAAATACAAATGCCAACATTGCGACGCGCATTATTATCTGAAAAGCCAATACAACGTGGACGTTTAGCTGGATATATTTTTAAGTATTATGAATGATATGATAGACTAATATCATCTGGAAACCTTTAACGCTATGCACGACTGACCAGACAGACGACATGAAGACTGCATAGTAAAACCTTTCATGTGAGGAATCAAAATGGCTTCAACCACATTCTCTGGACCAGTGACGTCCACTAACGGATTTATTGGTGCAATTACTGGCTTAGAAACAGTTACAACATTAACAGCAGCATCAACATTGACTACTGCACAAAGTAATACAATTTTCTTTTTAAGTTCTGCAACTGAATTTGTGACAACACTTCCTGCACCTGCGGCTGGTTTGATGTACACATTCATCGTAGGCGCAGCTCCTTCTGGCGCAAGCTATACCATCGTTACTACATCAAGTGCTAACATTATCAAAGGTCAAGCGTATCCTGCTTCTGGTGCAGCCGGTGATACCGGTACTGCTGATGACACCATTTCTTTTGTTGATGCACAAGCTGTTGCTGGCGATCAAGTTACTGTGATCAGTGATGGTACATCGTGGTTTGCAAAAGCGTTTTGCGCGGTTGCGGCTGGTGTGACATTTACACAAGCAAGCTAATTTGATGAGGCGTTAATTCGCCTCATTTCAATCAACAGGGGAGCATCATGGCTGACGTAGTAGCATCACAAACATTGCTTGACGGTGAACGATTGTTTATTGGCAAGTTTACAAATATCTCTGACGGCACAGGTGAAACTGCTGTTGTCAAAATTAATCCATCAACACTTAGCGTGAACGCTTATGGTCGCGCATGTAATGGTGTTAAGATTAATAAAATTTGGTCAACCACACATGGCATGGAAGTCCGTATTTTATGGGACGCAACCACGGATGTGTTTGCATGGATGATTCCGCAAAATAACAATTATTTTATGGATTTTTCTAGTTTTGGTGGTTTGCAAAACAATGGTGGAACAGGTGTTAACGGTAACGTGTTATTCACAACAGCAGATATGTCTGCCGGTGATATGTACACAATTGTCATTGAGTGCATTAAAACTTATGCAAACGCATAACAGAGGATACGATCATGGGCGCAACATTAAAATACGGTGAGTTTGAGTTTGGACCGCAAATGCATTACAGCAAAGGCGGTGCGTGTGGATATAAAGAAGGCGGCACAGTTAAAAAAGCAATGGGTGGATCATGTGGTGGCTACAAAGAAGGTGGCACCGCTAAGAAAGCATCATCATCTACTATGTGCAAAGCAAAAGGTGGCAAAGTAGCTCCTAAAATGTGCAAAGCAGAAGGCGGAAAGGTAGTTGAAAAAGCTACTGGTGAAAAGTACGCCAGCAAAAAAGCAATGATGCAACATGAGAAACGTGAATCACCACGCGAGCAACGCAAGGAAATGATGAAAGGAAAAATTCCTGTTCGCAAGTCAGTTCCTGTGGCATCGAAGTCGCCTTTAATTGCCATGAAAAATGGCGGTAAAATTTCAGAAGCTAAAGTTGGCAAAGTGATGAACGAGTTTAAAGATGGCGATTTGCATTCTGGAAGTAAAAAAGGACCGGACGTGACTAATTCAAAGCAAGCGTTAGCGATTGCATTGTCTGAAGGTCGCAGAGCAATGAAGAAAAAATAGATTTTACACCGACTATTCAATTATAATTGGATAACACGGGCAACTGTATCAGTATGCCGTCAAGACTTTTAAACTGAGGTTACGATGGCATATTCTGACAGCATTTCTAATACAACATTTAACGCTCTGAAGGTAGTGGATCACGCCTTTAGACGTTGCCGATTAACAGCGCAGGCGATTACTGCTGAGATGCAGGATTATGCTTTGGATTCGCTGTATCTTTTCTTGTCTGAACTAGCAAACATCAAACCACCGAGCTGGTGCATTGAGAAGGTCATCCTTCCAATGTACGAAAATCAGCCAATTGTGACACTTCCAATTGGCACCGTTGATGTACTAAATTTAAATTATCGTGTCTTGCAGTTACTTTCTGGCGCAGAAACCACAACATCCACCAGCTATAAAGTTGATTTTACATCACAGACTGTCGTCACGACTGTGGGTATCAACTGGTCAGCAAACTCAGTTGCGGTTACGTTTCAAGTCAGTGATAACGGATCAACATGGATAACCGTTGGATCATCTAATGTCACGGCTGTTGCTGGTGATATTGTTTGGACTGATATTTCTGCGGCTAAGGCGTATAGTTATTTTAGAATAACGTCAACGAGTCCGATGAGCTATTACGCTATTACGCTTGGCAATATGCCACAAGAAATTCCACTTGGTTTACTTAACCGCGACGATTACGTCAATCAAAGCAACAAAGTTTTCCCATCTCGCCCAAACTCTTATTGGTTTCAACGTGACTTGCCAAGTCCAGTGGTCAATATCTGGCCTGCACCATTTCTTGCGGCAGAGCAAGCGCAGTTGATCCTTTGGCGGCAAAGACAGATTATGGACACCACAAACCTTCAACAAGACGTAGAAGTTCCTCAGCGTTGGCTTGAAGCTATCGTAAATGGTCTTGCTGCGAGAATGGCGGCAGAAACACCCGCAGTTGATGCTAATTTAATTCCAGTGCTTGATCAAAAGGCGGCTATGTCAATGCAACGTGCATGGGATGGTGACAATGATGGTAGTCCAACAAAAATTAATCCTGGCATTGGCTGTTACACAAAATGAGCATTTATTTAGACACAACAGGAGAACCTACACTTGGCATTGGAATATGTGCCAGATGTTCGCGTAAATTCAAATTAGCTGAATTGCATCCTGATCCTAATTACCCAAACTTAATGGTGTGCAAAGAAGATACCGACGAATACGATCCTTATCGTCTTGCACCAAGACCGCCAGATCAAATTGTGTTGCCATTTAATCGACCAGACACACCAATTAACACACATCCTGCTGGCGTTATTCAAGAAGCTGGCGATGAATTTTTCATTACCGAAGACGGTAATTCTTATCTGGAGATGTAAAGAATGTCTGACGTACCAAGTAATTTAATCCCAACGCGGATAACACAGCTACCACTAGCACCTGTTGCATCAGAAGACAGTTTGATGATGATTGTTTACAACGGCAATAATTATCAAATCAGAGTTGGAGATCTTTTGAGTGTTGCTGGTGTTCCTACAACACGGCAAGTTATCGCTGGCACCAGTTTAACGGGTGGTGGTCAACTTTCTAGCAATGTAACGCTTAGTGTAGCAAATGGTGGTATCACTAGCACACAGCTAAGTGCCACAGGCGTTACTGCTGGATCTTACGGTGATGCCACAAATATTCCTGTTTTTACTATTGATTCAACTGGACGGGTAACAGCCGCATCAACGATTGCCGCAACCATTTCTGGCTACGTTCCTACCACACGTCAAGTGATTGCTGGCACTGGTTTAACGGGTGGTGGTGCGTTAAACTCCAATGTAACGCTTGCCGCTGATTTATCTGATAGTTTACCTTTAGCGGGATTAACAACAGGATCCGCTGGTGTTGCCACATCTATGTCACGATCAGATCACAAGCATCCACAGGTTGATTTATCGAGTGCGAATGAAGTTGAAAATATTCTTGGCTTAAGTCATGGCGGTACTGCACGCAGTCTTACGCCTAACGCTGGCGCAATAATTTGGTCTGGTGCTGATGGTCTTTATGTTGGCCCTCCTGGTTCTGCTGGGCAAGTATTAGTTTCTGGCGGATCTTCTGCGCCAACATGGGGTTCAGCTATTATTCTTTCTGACCAACCTGCTAACGTGGTTTATGCCGGTCCTGCAAGTGGTGCTGCGGCTCCGACAGCGTTTCGCGCATTAGTTAACGATGATTTACCTGCTTCTAGTGTTACTGCTAATACTTATGGTTCTTCAACCACAGTTCCAGTCATCACCGTCAATTCTAAAGGTATTGTTACTAGTGTTACGACTTCATCTATAATTGGCACGTTGTCATATCAAGGTGGTTGGAACGCATCAACAAACGTACCTGCGTTGACATCCAGCGTTGGTACTAGCGGTTATTATTACGTTGTTACGACTGCGGGATCCACAAACTTAAATGGTATTACTGATTGGGCAATAGGTGATTGGGCAATATTTAATGGCTCAACATGGCAAAAAATTGATCAAACAAACACAGTTACTTCAGTAAACGGTCAAACTGGTGCAGTTAGCGTTGGCACGGTGACTTCTGTTGCAATGACAGTTCCAACTGGGTTATCAATTAGCGGCACACCAATCACAACGTCTGGAACATTAGCACTAACGCTCTCTGCCGGTTATTCAATTCCAACGAACGCTAATCAAACAAATTGGACAACAGCTTACACACAAACACAGCAATGGAATGGCGGTAGTACAAACTTAGTTTCCGCTACAGGCAGAACATCGCTGGGTGGTACGACTGTTGGTCAAAGTATGTTTACGCTTACCAATCCAAGTGCAATCACGTTTCCAAGATTTAACGCAGATAACACGGTCAGTGCTTTAGATGCCGCTGATTTTAGAACAGCTATTGGTGCTGGATCTGGAACAGGAACAGTCACATCTGTATCTGTCACTAGCGCAAACGGTTTTGCAGGAACAGTAGCTAATCCATCATCAACACCAGCTATAACACTTACAACAAGTATTTCTGGAATGTTAAAAGGAAGTGCCAGTGCATTAGTTGCTGCTACTGCTGGAACTGATTACAGCGCAGGTACGTCAGCACTAGCAACAGGTATTTTAAAAAGCACTACAACAACTGGTGCATTAACTATTGCTGTTGCCGCAGACTTTCCAACGCTTAATCAAAATACCACAGGTACAGCAGCTAATTTAACTTCGGCAACCACATTGCCAAGCGGTATGACTTTAGTCGCACCCATATTAGGAACGCCTGCGAGTGGAACTCTTACAAATTGTACAGGTTATACTTATGCAAATCTGAGTGGTACAGTTCCTACATGGAATCAAAACACAACAGGCATAGCGGCAAATGTAACAGGAATTGTTGCAGTGGCTAACGGTGGAACGGGCAACGCTAATGGTATTAACGGAGGCACATTCTAATGATTGGCGAGCTAATTACTAAAGTATTTGATGAGCGCAATGCAAGTCATGCAAGGCATTGGACAACTGATTCTTATGCACAGCATCAGGCATTGGGCAAATTTTATGATGAATTGATAACACTAATTGATAAATTTGTTGAAGCACAAATAGGAACTTTTGGTAAAATTGAAGAAATTCCAAATGATGATCCGCATATTGAAAAGCTCATTCGTGACAATTTATCTTGGATAAATGACAATCGCAGTGAATTATCAAACAATGTGCCAGCACTTGAAAATATATTAGACGAACTAGCGGGTTTGCACATGTCAACCCTATTTAAACTTGAAAATTTGAGGTAATAACATGGCAGCTTCTGGTTATACACCAATACAGCTTTATCGCACATCAACGTCTGGTACAGCACCAACGTCTGGAAATTTAACTGCTGGTGAGCTTGCAATCAATTACAACACCGCTGATATGTCGGTTTGGGCATTAAACACCGGTGGATCTGTAATAAGATTGATGAACAATCCTGCTGGTTTAAAATATCCAACAACAGACGGCACTGCTAACCAAGTTATGGTTACTAACGGATCTGGTGTTTTATCGTGGGCGGCTGGTCCTTCTGGTACTTATTTACCATTAGCTGGCGGTACGATGACGGGTGCAATTACGTTTGCGGCTGGGCAAACTGTTGATGGAACGAACGGAATAGGTTATATCAATATCCCTCAAAACAGCCAATCAGCGGCTTATACACTTGTTGCTGCGGATGCAGGAAAACATATCTTCCACCCTTCAACTGACGCTAATGCTCGGACGTTTACTATCCCTGCAAATGGTTCAGTAGCGTATCCAATTGGCACAGCTATTTCATTTATTAATATGACATCTCAAGTAGTCAGTATTGCAATCACAACAGACACGATGTATTTAGCAGGCACAGGCAGCACGACAGTCCCACGCTTACTTGCACAGTACGGCACAGCGACAGCGTTAAAAATAGATTCTACAACTTGGATTATTTCTGGTGCGGGGTTGACCTAATGAGTGGAATTCAACAAAATTTTGCATATGGTCGTTCTTTCGGACCTCCTCCAGGTCAACAAGCCTATACAGGCGTTGGGACTTATACATGGGTTGCTCCTGTTGGTGTTACTTCGGTTTCTGTTGTTGCGGTAGGTGGTGGTGGTTATGGGGGTTTTACTAGCGCAGGCGGTGGTGGTGGATTAGCATACAGAAATAATATATCGGTAGTTGCAGGTAATTCATATACCGTAATAGTAGGTGGATATGCTGCACCAACATCAAATCCTAGCTCATTTAACGATGGAATCAATATCACAATAGCTGGAGGTGGAGGTTACGGGACACCTACAGGTTCCGGTTTAGGGGGTTCTCCTTCTGGGACATACACTGGTGGCGGTAGCGGAGGTAATGGCGGTGGCGGAGGAACAGCTCAGGGCGGTGGTGGCGCAGCAGGATATACGGGTAATGGTGGTGTAGGTGGGGTTAATAGTGGAGCAGCAGGAGCAGGATCTGGTGGTGGTGGCGGTGGCGGTGCAGGTAATCCTGCTGGCGGACGTGGAGCAGGTGGAGGTAATGTTGGAATACTAGGTCAAGGTGCTAACGGAGTTGCTGGTACATATATCAGTGGTGGGGGTGGGGGTGGTGGTAGCGGTGGAGATAATGGTTCGAGTTTGGCATCTGGAAATAATCTTGGATTACGTTACGGTGGTGGTGGCGGTGGTGGCAGTTGTGGCGGAAATTTTGGGGCAGCGGGCGCAGTTCGTATTATCTGGCCAGGTACTACTCGGTCATTCCCATCTACTAATACAGGAGATTTATAATGAAACTTTACATAGAAACAGAAAACAACTTACCGAAAAACCATCCAGCTTTAGAAGAAAATTTACTTCAAGCATTTGGTGCTATACCAGAACATTGGGTACCATTTGAACGCATTGAAATGCCGCAATTAGGTGTATATGACGTTCTTGACCAAGCCTATCCAGAGTGCCAATTAGTTGACGGTATTTACAAAGATGTTTGGATGGTGCGTCCTATGGATGATGCGGAAAAAACTGCCAAACAACAAGCGATAAAAGATGTATGGGCATCGCTGCCAAACCGTGAAAACTTTACTGCATGGGCGTTTGACGACACATCATGTTCATACATTCCACCGTTCCCCAGACCAAATGATGGTAAACTATATCAGTGGGACGGTGCATTAAACGATTGGATTGAGGTTCCGGCTCCTACTGAAATATAACTCACTATTGGAGAAGGTTCATGGCTACAAACGCCACGAAGTTAAACACGCAACTGGAAGTGGCTTACCACTTCCCATGCTCAATGTATTTAATTGAGCGTCCAGATTTCCTAGAAGCTGTCAAAGAAGTTTCTGAAGAATATTTGGAGTCGGCACGAAAAGAGCAAAGTTTAAATGAGATTTATCCTGTTGTAATGAGTGGCAATTATTATGCTGACTTACGCATGGAAAACTTTGCGAGTTTTGTTGGCGAAACTGCATGGAACATATTGAAAGAGCAAGGCTATGCAATGGATGGTAAAGTTGTATCGTTTGCTGAAATGTGGACACAAGAACACCATAAACATTCTTCAATGGAACAACACATTCATGGCTTTGGTTCACAAATAGTAGGGTTTTATTTTTTAGAAGTTCCAGAGAATAGTTCACGGGTAGTATTTCATGATCCACGAGCAGGTAAAGTTCAATTAGATTTACCAGAACAAGATATGAATATAGCGACACCGGCTAGTAAAATGATTAACTTTGAAGCTAAACCTGGACTTATGATTTTTTCTAATGCGTGGATGCCACATTCTTTTACACGCCATGCATCTGACAACCCTATTAAGTTTGTGCATTTTAATTTGACAGTACAACAAGCAGAACAAGCTACTTGCACTATGCCAGCGGCTGAAATTATATGAACAAGTATTTAATACGATTTAACAAAAGTCGTGGGCAAGAAGGACGAGGCAGCTTAGATCATGTTTGGCGCGTGTTTGAAAACGACAAAGAATTTCTATTTAAACATTTAAATATTAGTGTGCCTATTTGGGACGAAACTGACGGCGACGATTGGAATATTGCTTGCAACGGCTTTATGAAAATAGATAGAGATACTTCAACTGCAATTATTGGAGGTAGCAATGAACAAATTACTTAAAGCGTGGAACTATTTAACGGCTCGACTAAAAGAACCTTCAACTCACGCGAGTGTGGCGGCTTTAGCTACAATGGCTGGTATGAATATTGATGCAGGTCCTATCCATGACAGCTTAACTGCCGCTAGTGTCGTGTTTGGTATGATTGGGTTGTTTGCATCAGAAGGTAAATAATATGAGCAAATATTTTAAGCCAGAAGAATTTGAGTGTCACTGCGGGTGTGGTGAAAAAGACGTTAACCCTAAGCTCGTAGAGCTACTTAACCGCATCCGTGAGTCGTTTGGTAAACCGATTACCATTATGAGCGGTAGAAGATGTGAAGCGCACAACACAAAAGTGGGTGGTGCAAAGCATAGTCAACACGTTCTTGGCAACGCAGCCGACATTAAAGTAAAAGACGTACCGCCAAAAGAAGTGCAAGAATATCTCATGAAACATTTTGATGACGAATGCAAAGGTCTTGGACGCTACAATTCTTTTACCCATATTGATGTTCGTGATGGTAAGATTGCTCGCTGGAATGGTTAATTTTTTAACTTAAATAGAAGGCAAAGGACATGGACCTTAATCGCGATAGTTTAAAGGCACTTTTTTTAGAAGCTCTGCAAGAGCATCATGAAGAAGTAATTGACTCTCATGCATCACATCACGAATGGATACAAGAAAGAATAGAAGCAGAAAAGTTAAAGAAAGAGATGCTTAAAAAAGTAACAGAAGCCGCAATCCAATGGTCAGTTGCTGGTCTTTTAGGAGCAGCGGCTTATTGGATGCAAGCGCATTTTAAGCCATAAAAGATAGACTACACGCGGTACAAATACTATAATTTAATAAAAATGTGCCTGCTGCAACAGCTCGCTTGTGATAACTTGGAGTCATTATGAGCAACAATAGCAGCGTAACATACACAACACTACTTACAGACCTTCGACGGTACCTAGAGCGTGGTTTCACGCAAGAGTCTGATCCATACGTTTATGAGCAACTTCCTCGGCTTATAACGCTTGCTGAACGCAGAATTTCCCGTGAACTTAAAGTCACAGGATTTATTGTGCCAGTCACCACAACATTGCCTGCTGGCGTTTCAGTTTATCCAAAACCTGATAGATGGCGTGAAACCGTATCAATGCATATTGGTACTAATGCAATTCACGGCAGATCCTATGAGTATATTCGCAATTATTGGCCTGACAGTGAAGAAACTGGCACACCAGAGTATTATGCTGATTATGATTATTTTCATTGGTTAATTGCGCCAACACCTGCTACTGACACCACCATAGAGATCCTTTATTACGAGCAACCACGATTTCTCGGTGAAGAAACTCAAACAAACTTCATTACTGACTTTGCGCCAGATTTATTGCTGTACGGTACGTTACTTGAAGCAGCACCTTATCTTAAAAATGATGCACGCTTGCAAACTTGGCAAACGCTTTATGATCGTGCAGCGCAATCACTTAATGGCGAAGATCTGCAACGCATTCTTGACCGAACTGCAATTAGGAATAAAGCATAATGACAACATCATACAATTACGTTTTTGGCGGTGCTACCGTTTATCCATCTGAAGTTAGCTACGAATCATTAACGCTGACAGTAGATGTGCAATTAAGCTGGCCGGAAGAAACTTCTGCGTCAAGCAATCTTGCCGCTAAGATTATTGATATTCAAACCACGACTGCTGGTTTAAAGATTCGGCTTCCCGATGCACAAAAAGCAGGGACGGGACAAACAATCTTATTTAATAATATTGGCACACAAACCATCATCATTGCTAATTTTGATGGAACGCAAGTGGTGTCGATTGCTACGGGTACGCTTTGGCAGGTTTATTTAACAAATAATTCAACATCCGCTGGATCATGGCGGTCATTGCAATATGGCGCAGCTACTTCACAAACTAATGCGTCCTCATTAGCTGGAACAGGTATTGTTGCAGTAGGCACTGTATTATCACAGTCGGTGCCAGTGACCACATTTAGTACAACAGGATTTACATTAGGCACAACAGATCGCGCTAAGATGTATAACTGGACGGGTGCGGGTGGTATCGTCACATTTCCATCGGCTGCAACGGTTGATAATTGGTTTATTTATTTACGCAATTCTGGCACAGGTGCGATTGTTGCAACACCATCAGGAACAAACACAATTGATGGGTTAGCAACGTTAAGTTTTCAACCCGGTGAATCAGCTATTATTGCATCGGATGGCAGTAACTTTTACACCATAGGATTTGGTCAGTCTGCAACATTTGCATTTGATTACACATCTATTGCGGTGGCAGGATCTGGTACCAAAACATTAACAGGCTCAGAATTAAACCGAGTTGCTTACAATTTTACCGGCTTATTAACCGGCAATCGCACCATTATTGTTCCAACTACAGTACAACAATATTGGATAACTAATAGCACGACAGGTGCCTATACGTTTACAGTCAAAACAGCGGCTGGTGCTGGCGTTACGATTACACAAGGTCAACGTGGTATTTACTACTGTAACGGCACAGATTTTCTTATTGCCGATACTGCATCTATTGCACTTCCCATTGATATTGGTCAAGGTGGCACAGGTGCATCAACAGCCGGTGGCGCACTAATTAATTTAGGCGGTGGATCTACTGGCATTAGCATTTTTTCTGCTGTTACACAGACTAATGCGTGGACGGCATTAGGCATTGCTCAGTCTGGTAACATTAATGGCGGTACGTTCTAATGGGTACCATCGTCTTAAAGTCAGATCCTGGCA